ATTCTTGCTGATATTGTTGTTATGAAAAGCTTAGACAAAGATGGTAAAAAGCTTTTTAAATTAGACGATAAAATGGATTTAATGACAAAGGTTGACTCCGATGTATTATCACGCATAGCGACTAGAATGGTTCAAGTTATTAGTCCTGATGAAGTAAAAAAAAACTAAAATCTGATCCTCAATTAAAAAATTTACTTATTGTTGCTGATAGGTTAAAAATATCATTATCTTCTATTTTAAAAATGGAAGAGTGGGAGTATAATTATTGGCTTGGTTTTTTAAGTTTAGAAAACGAAGAACAAAAAGAAGCAATGAATAGAAAAAGATAATGGCACAAAATTTAGTATTAAATATATTAGCAAGAGATAAAACTAGAGCCGCATTCAATGGAATAAGAGCAGGTCTTTCAAATTTAAGAGCATCAATTTTTTCAGTACAATCAGCACTACTTGGTATTGGTGGTGGTCTTGTTGTTAAATCATTTATTAATGTTGGAAGAGAAGTAGAAGAACTTGGTATTAGATTTAACTTTTTATTTGGAAATGTCAAAGAGGGTGCAAAAGCTTTTGATGGGTTAATAGATTTTGCGGCACGAGTACCTTTTTCTTTGGAAGAAATAGCATCAGCATCAGGAAATTTGGCAGTTGTTGCTAAAGATGCAGATGAACTACAAAAAGTTTTAAAAATTACTGGTAATGTTGCGGCAGTTACAGGACTAGATTTTAGAACAACAGCAGAACAAATTCAAAGATCATTTTCATCTGGTATTGGTGCGGCAGATTTATTTAGAGAAAGAGGTGTAAGAGCATTATTAGGTTTTGAAGCTGGTATGCAAGTAACCACAGAACAAACAATAAAAAGATTTGAAGAATTGTTTGGGGAAAATGGAAGATTTTCAAAAGCAACAGAGGTGTTAGCAACAACATTCACAGGAACACTTTCAATGCTTGGGGATAAATTATTTAAATTTAAACTACAAACAAATGAGGCTGGTTTTTTTGATTTTGTTAAAAATTCACTTGTTGTTATTAATAGAATGATTGAAGAAAATTCTGCAACATTAGAAAAATTTGCAAGTGCTGTTGGACAAAGTTTAGTAGGATTTATAAAGCAATTTATTTTAGGTGTTGCTGGTCTTATGGATATATTACAACCTGTATTTAGTGTTCTTGTAAATGGTATTGGTGGCTTAATAGAAATTATAAAAGCATTACCACCAGCTATAAGAGAAATGGGAATATTAGGTTTTTTAATGTTAGGTCGTGCTGGAAAAATAGCAGTTATTGGTATCATAGCATTAATAAAAAAAATGGGTTTAGACCTTGATGAATTAACTAATAAAGTTTTTGGAAAAACTGACAAAGAATCATTTGGTAGAAGTTTTGAACTAGCAAATGAATTTATAAAAAAAGTAGATGAAAATATTATAGCTTCAAGAGAGTCAATGAGAGAATTGATGGAAGCGGCAACAAATTTTAAAGAAGAAGTAAAAGAAACAGGTGTAAGTTTAGGAAAAATTAAAGACAATATATTAGAAGCATTTAAAAAAGATTTTGAGTCAATAAATGAATCATTATCAAAAATGGCACAAAGCGGTATCAAAGCATTTTCAAGAGGATTAGCTGAAGCTTTAGTTATGGGTAAAGAATTAAATATGACTTTTAAAGAAATAGCAAAAAGATTATTAGTAGATATATTAGCTTTTACAATTCAATTAGTAATTCAAGAAACAATTAGAGCCGCACTTAAAAAAGATGAAGTAGTAGCAGAAAATGAAATCACAGAAGAAAAGAAAAAACAATTAAAAATACAAATGGCTATGATGGCAATGTCAGGCAACCCAATGGCACTTTTTGGATTTGCTGGATTTTCTCAAGGTGGAGCAGTAAGAAAAGGTAATCCTGTAATAGTTGGGGAAAGAGGTCCAGAACTTTTTGTTCCAAACACAACAGGACAAATAACTCAAAATGCTAGAGGAACAAATATGGGTGGAGTAAATGTTAATTTTACAATTAATGCAATTGATACACAAGGTTTTGATGATGCTCTTCAACAAAATAGAGGAACAATAACATCAATTATAAATAATGCTTTGACTGAAAAAGGTAGAGGAGAAATAATTTAATGGCAGGTGCTTTTCCAATATCTACTGCAAAGTTTTCAACATTAGGTTTACAAAGTAATCAAAGCACATTGCTTTCAAAATCAATATCAGGAAAAAAACTTACAAGACAAATACAAGATCAAAGATTTGGTTTTACAGCACAAATTATTACTGCAAAGAGAAATGATGTTTATGGCGAATTAATAGCTTTTATTATGAAACAAAGATCATCAAAAGAAAATTTTACAATTATTCCACCAGAAATATCATCTACAAGAGGAACTGAAACAGGAACAATATTAGTAAATGGCAATCAATCTGCTGGGGATAATACAATCGCACTTGATGGTTTTGCTGGCGATGGTGCTGGAAGATTTAAAGCTGGTGATCTTATAAAATTTGCATCGCATACAAAAGTTTATATGATAGTTGAAGATGTAACAAGTTCTAGCAATGCGGCAACCATTACAATAGAACCACCATTAGTAGCAGATATAGTTGATGACTCAACAATTGTTTATAACAATGTGCCTTTTACAGTTCATCTTACAAATGATTTACAAGAATTTGGAACAGTTGGTGCGGATAATTTAGGAAACTTATTATATCAATTTGAATTAGATGTAGAAGAAACTTTATAATGGCAAAATACCTAATTAGACATTGGGTAAATGTAGATGTAATCGCTGAAAAAGTGGTTGATGAAACTGAAATCAAAGATTTTAATACAAATGATTTAGGCAGAAATAAAAAACCTGATGGAACATTTAGTTTTGTTGTGGTAAAAGATTCAGAAAAAATAAATAGAACAACATACGAGGTTTATGACGAGAAGCTTGTCCACCGCAGTGAAAAACCATTTGGCAACAAATGATATAAAACCAGTTCATTTAATTACATTAGGTTTTTCTACACCACAAAATATTACAGATTGCACTTTTGATTTAACTTCAAATGTATCTGGTTCAAGTGTAACTTATACATCTACTGCATTTTTAATGAATGTACCATCTTTTACAGAAGAAACTGATATTACTAAAACTTCATTATCGTTAACATTATCAGGTGCAGATCAAACATTTATATCATTAGCTTTAAATGAAAATTTAGTAAATGATAGTGTAGAAATTTATAGGGCATTTTTAGATGATAGTAATGCAATAATTAATACACCTTTTTTATTATATAAAGGATATGTTGATACATTCGCTATATCAGAAAATAAAACAGAAAGTAATTTAAACTTAAATATAGTTTCACATTGGGCAGATTTTGAAAAAATATCTGGTAGAAAAACTAACAATAATTCACAACAAAAATTTTTTAACACAGATGTAGGTTTTGATTTTGCTAGTCAAACAGTTTTAGATATAAAATGGGGTAGAGCATAATGGGATTAAGAAAATTATTTAAAAAAGCAGTCAAAGTTTTTACTAGTCCTGTTAAAATATTAACAAGTGCTTTTAAAATTAATCCTTGGGTTGCAATTGGTATATTTGCAGTAGGCTGGTTATTTTCAAGATCAAGAAAGCCAGATGTACCAGATTTTGGAACAAATGATTTTGATGAAACTGAAAGAGGTATATTATTAAATAAACAATCTAATGATGCTTCAATACCAATAGTATATGGAGAAAGATTAATAGGTGGTACAAGAGTTTTCATACAAACAAGTGGAACTGATAACACATACTTATATATAGCTTTAGTTCTTTGTGAGGGCGAGATTAATTCAATTGAAGAAATTAGAGTTGACGACAAAACTGTAACTTTTGATGGTGCTTTAAATGATAACACACAAAGAGATGTAGCTAGTAGTGATTCAAATTTTTTTAAAGATTCTACAAGTTTGATTAAAATAGAACCACACTTTGGTACCGATGGACAATCAGCATCAAGTTTATTATCTGTATTAAGCAATTGGGGATCTAATCATAAATTATCAGGAGTAGCTTATTTGGCATTAAGATTTAAATGGAACTCTGATGCTTTTGGTGGAATACCAAGAGTACAAGCAAAAATAAAAGGTAAAAAAGTGGTTAGTTATAATTCTAGTTTAATTGCACAAACTCCTGCTTTTTCAAACAATCCAGCATTTTGTTTATTAGATTATCTTACGAATGAAAGATATGGAAAAGGATTATCAGTTTCAAATATAGATTTACAAAGTTTTTATGATGCTTCTGTAATATGCGAAACTTCAGTCACACCATATAGCGGTGCACCCAATATTGAAATTTTTGATACTAATGCAGTAATAGATACTTCAAAAAAAGTTATAGATAATGTTAGAGATATTGTAAAAGGAATGCGAGGTTATCTTCCTTATGTTCAAGGTAAATATAAATTAATAATTGAAACAACAGGATCAGCTTCTATAACACTTACAGAGGACGATATTATTGAGGGTTATAGTTTGGCAAGTGAAAATAAAAATACAAAGTATAATAGAGTTATAGTTTCTTTTGTGAATCCAGATCGTAATTTTCAAGCAGATCAAGTTCAGTTTCCACCTATTGATGATAGCGGATTACCAAGTGCTGATCAACATAACACAATGAAAACAGAAGATGGTGGTTTTTTACTTGAAGGAAGATTTGATTTTAAAACTATAACAAGTCCTTATCAAGCAGAAGAAATGGCAGAAATTATTTTAAGAAGATCAAGAGAACAAAAAGGTTTAAATATTAATTGCGGATTTGATGCTTATGATTTGGCTATTGGCGATATTGTAAATGTAACTTTATCCTCTATTGGATACAATGCAAAACCACATAGAGTTATACAAATGGTTTTTAATGAAGATTTTACAGTATCTTTAGCATTAGTAGAACATCAAGACTCTCATTATACTTGGGCAACAAAAGGTCAAGTTACTTCTACACCATCAACAAATTTACCTAATCCATTTAATATACAACCACCAGCGGCACTTACCT